ATGCGACCAACGGTGCCGAGACAAGGAAAGCACGCGGCGATGGAGCGCCCTAGCGTCAGGGGTGCAACATGATTCGACGCGATCGACCACAAACGCTGCTCGAGTTCCTAGACGACTACTGCCTGCGGCGGGACGTCAGGGCTGGAACCATCCGGCAATACCGAATAGTTGTCGATCTATTCGACCGCTGGGCCGGCCGCCACGTCAGGCTCGACGAGCTGGACGAGCGGATGGTGTCGAAGTGGCTCCAGGCCTACTCCGCGACGGTGGCCCCGCACACTGTGCGGTCGAAGAAGGGCATGTTGCTCGCTCTGTGGCGAGCCGCGTCGGACGAGAATCTGTGCGAGGAGCCTCGCACGCGCCGCGTGCGTCGCGTCAGGCTACCGGAGCGTGTCGTCGTCGCCTGGACGAAGGCCGAGGTAGAGAAGCTGCTGGCGGCATGCGTGACGCTCCCGCGGTGGCACCGCTGCGGACTGCGTCGTGCGGCCTGGTGGGATCTGGCGATACGCGTCGCCTGGGATTCCGGCCTTCGCTGGGGCGATCTCGTCACGCTCCGCGTCGACGCGATCGGGCCGGAAGGTGCCTGCACCGTCTCGCAGAGCAAGACGGGGCGAGTGGCGTCGTTCCGACTGTCGCCGAGCACGCTCGCAGCACTCCGCGAGTCTCTCGAGACGTGCCCCCGCAGCCTCGTGTGCCCGTGGCCGACCAGCGGCGAGACGTTCCGCGACCAGGTCGACCGGTTGGTGGCGCGTGCCGGCATCAGACCAGGCACCTGGCGGTGGATTCGCCGTGGCAGTGGCACCGACGTGGAGCTGCAGGCCAGGGGGACGGGGCACATGCACCTTGGGAACACTCCTGCCGTGTTTCGGCAGTCCTACGAGGACCGGTCGCAGACCGGTTCCGGGGTGCCGGCACCGCGAGAATTGGGCCGCCAGGGGCCGCCGCCAGAGGCGGCTTGACATACGTCAAGTTGGCCTGGTTTTCGGCCGCGGCACGCTCGTTTTGGGGATTGTGCTGCCGGTGCGCGCACGGAAAATGGCATCATGCGGAGTTCGAAGCCGGGGGGCCGCCGCGTTTCGCGGCGGAAGGACCCCTGAACGGCCGTTCACCTGCCCCCCCACCAGTGTGGTGTGCATCCGTACACTTCGCCCCCCGGTAGGGGTATTTCGATCGCGGCCGGCCTGGCCGCGCGAGTATTTCGATAGGGGCCCTGCCTGGCCGCGCGAGTATTTCGATAGCCTGGCCGCTCGCGAGCTGGTCGCCCGGCGGCCGGCCGTCCGCCGGCGCTACGATCACGTCCGCCCGACGACCTGGCCAGGTCGTCGGGCCGTCGGCCGTCTTGTCGACGTGCTCCGCCGCTGGTCGACCAGCGGCACCGGTGCCCGGCCTCACGTTGGCCAGGTCTCGAGGCCGGCGCCGGCCGGGCGGATTCTCACGGTACCAAGTGTCCAGTGGCATGCCATGCTGGCCACGTCATGGAGAAAAAGTTTTTTTGGATTCACTACTTGACAGCATATTTACCGATTGGTAATATCCTGGCATGAACACGAACGACCACAAAGCACGAGCGGCGGCCGCGGGCCTGGATTGGGCAGTCGTGCTCGCCGCATACCGTGAGGCCCGCGGGCTCGAAGCCGCGGAAGTTGACCGCCGGCAGACTGCCCGCCGCGACGCATTCAAGGCGCAGCGTGGAGACGAGCACGGCGGCCACTTCAAGGCCGCGCATCGGGCGGCATTCAATGGTGGCGACGCCACCTATGTCGTCGGCCTTGACGTTACGGCCGCCGATCGCGGCATGACGGCCGACGAGCTATTCGACGAGCTGGCCGGCGACGCCGCGACGCTCCGCCCGGCCGACGACGTCATGGTGGAAACGATCGACCGCCTGGCCGCGATGGCCGCGGCCGACGTCGATGAAACGTTTGTGCCGCTCGTGCAAGCCGCGGCCGCGGCCGATATTACCGAACAATGGCTCCGCCAGCTCGTCAAGGCCGGCAAGGTCCGCGGCCGGAAGGCCGGCCGGAATTGGCTCGTGGCCGCGGCTGACGTTGCGTTTTTCCAGCGGCACCCCACGGCCGGCCGCCCGCGTTTTCGCGTTTTCCAGCAACCTGCCCCCTTTTGACCGAACGAACATAACGCCCGAACCCGGCCGCGGGCGCCAACGGCCGGAAAACCAGGAGCCCGAAACTATGAATCCGATCGTCGACAAGCTGGCCGGCCTTGCCCTGGCCGGCCTCACCTACGCGGCCGCGGCCCTGGCCGCATGGCGGGATGAACTCGAGGCCGAGCTGGCCACCGGCCGCTCGCCGCTCGCCCGCGAGCGTGCCGCGGCCGCCCGGTGCCGCCCGTGCCCGGTGCCGCCGCCGGTGCCGCGCATGCTCGTGAACGGCCGCCCGGCCGTCGTCGTCGCCAGGTCGTGAACGTCCGAACCCGAACCCATAGCCCGAACCCACAACCCCAGGAGCCCGAACCCATGGCCGCCTATCGCATCATCCGAACCCCCGACGCCCGCAGCCGCGGCGCCGTTTCCTTCTACGACGTGGAAAGCATATCGCCCGACGGCCGCCGCTTATGTATTGCCACAGTCGACACTCGCGACGAGGCCCGCGACCTGGTCGCCAGGCTCGAGGCCGACGACTGCCGGCCGGCCATGCCTCAGGCAGAACTCGACTCGGCCACGGCCGCCGAGCTGGCCGCCGCTCGCGACCAGGCCGCACGCGTGCGGAACTGCCGGAAGGGTGCACACGGCCGCCACCTGGCCGCCCGCCGCTTGTGGGCAGCCCGTGCCGCCTACATCGCCGCCGACGAGGCCGCCGATTGCCGCTGGTAGCTGCGGCCTCCCGGCCACCGGCCGCCGATCGGCGGCCGGGCACCGGGGCGCCGGGCACGTCGCCCGACAACCCACAACCCGCGGCCACAAGCCGCACAACACCAGGAGCCCGAACCCATGGCCGCACGCACCACAACCCGAACCGATCGCCCCGACGTCTATAAGACCGTAACCGATTCCATCATCGCCGCCCTCGAGGCCGGCAACGTGGCCCCCTGGCACAAGCCGTGGCAGGCCGGCCACGCCGCCGGCCCCGTCTCCCGGCCGCTCCGCCACAACGGCCAACCCTACCAAGGCGTCAACGTGCTCGTGCTTTGGATTGCCGCCGAGGCCAAAGGCTACACCGCGCCGCTTTGGCTGACATTCAAGCAGGCCCAAGAGCTGGGGGGCAACGTCCGCCGCGGCGAGAAGGGTACGACCGTAGTCTACGCGTCCACGTTCACGAAAGAGGAGACGCGAGCGGACGGCTCGACGGCCGAGCGCAAGATTCCATTCTTGAAAACCTACACCGTTTTCAATGCCGAACAATGCGACGGGCTCCCCGCGCATTACACGGCGCAGCTCCCGCCGCCCGCCGGCGACGTCAAGCCGCACGAGACCGCCGCCGCTTTCGCGGCCGCCACCGGCGCCGATATTCGCGCCGGCGGAGCCCGCGCGTACTACTCGCCGAGCGGCGACTATATCCAGGTTCCGCACGCGGCCGCGTTCGAGACGGCCGAGGCTCACGCGTGCACGACTCTACACGAGCTGGCCCACTGGACCGGCCACGCTTCGCGGCTCGACCGCGACCTGGCTGGAAAGTTTGAGCGGCACGCCTACGCGGCCGAGGAGCTGGTCGCCGAGCTGGCCGCGGCTTTCCTGGCCGCCGACCTGGGGCTCGAGGCGAGCCCGCACCCGGAACACGTCAACTACCTGGCCGCCTGGCTCGAGGTCTTGAAAAACGACAAGCGCGCCATTTTCACCGCGGCCAGCGCCGCCAGCCGGGCGGCCGCATATTTGCACTCGCTGCAGCCGGGCGGCGCCGGCGACCAGGAGCCCGCCGAGACCGAGACCGAGACAGTCGACGCCTGACCGTGCCGCCGGGCCCGGCCGCCGTTGGCCGGGCCCGGCAAACCACCACCACCACCACCACCCGAGGAGCCCGAACCAATGACCGCCGCCCAATTTTGCCGCCTGGCCGCACGCTACGCGAACCTGGCCGACGACGTCCGCCACGCCGTCGACGCCCTGGCCATGGCCGACGCTCGCGAGGCCGACCGCCACGCCGCCCGCGGCACCGACGCCCGACGAGCGGCCGACCGATTCATGCTCGACCTCGACGCCGTCGGCGCCGCCGTCGGCCCGGCCCGGCCAACGGCCGCCCGTACCGTCCCGATGTTCGCCGACTGAAAAACTTTTCCTGGCCACTTGACACCATATTTTCCGATCGGTAATATACACCAACCAACGCACGCGGCCGCGGCCGCACAACTCGAGGAGCCCGAACCCATGAGCACGATTCGTTTCAAGACGCTCGGAATCATCGACGAGCCCGGCCACTGCCAGCTTTGCGGCACCTACTGCCCGGCTCGCCGCGTCGCCGTGGAGCTGGTCGACACGGACGGCGCCGCCACCGGCGACGTTCAATACTGGGGCGTCGTATGCGCCGCCGAGGCCCGCAGCGGCCGCCGAGACTCGACCCTAGCCCGCCAACTGCGGCAGGAGGCCGAGGAGGCCGGCGCCTACGACACGGCCGGCCGCCCGCACGCCGGCCGCCGCTCGCGGCCGACCGTCCGCCGCCAGACTCGCCGCGATGCCGCAGCGGCGGCCGCTCGAGCCTTCACCGAGTCTCAAATCGTCTGGGCCCGCACGGCTGCCCCGGTGCCGGCCGAGCACGTCACCGAAACGGGAATCGACGCCGCCGCCTACCGATACCGCCAGACGCACCGCACGACCGCCGGCGCCTATTTCATGGCCGACGAGGCCGGCCGTCTGGCCGTCGTCGACGGTAGCGACGCCGCCGACGTTGAGCTGTTCACGCGGCACGGCTTCCGGCCGCACGAGGCCGGCCGGCTTTCCTTCTGGTTCCCCGAACCCGCGGCCGCATGACGGCCGCCCCCCGCGCGCCTGGCCGCCTGGCCGGGCCCGCCGGGGCCGGCCGACTTCCGACCGACCCGAACCCATGACCCATAGAACCAGGAGCCCGAACCCATGGCACGCACGACCACGAACGACCACGCCGAGCTGGCCCACTACGAGCCCCACGTCCGCCTAGCAATTCTGGCACACCGAGCGACCGACGAGGCCGAGCGGCTCCGCCGTCTGCTAGCCGCCGCCGAGGCCGCCGCCGAGGCCGCTTGGCGTCGCGTGCATGAGGCCTGGCCGGCCGAACCGACGGCCGACGGCCGCGGCACGCTCGAGCACTGCGGCAGCATGGCAGAGCACCACGCCGGCCGCCGTTAGCCGCGGCCCCCGGCCGCCGGCCGTGGCACGAGCCGCGACCGGTGCCCGGCGGCCGGGCACGTCGCCCGACCCCGAGCCTATAGCCAACCCAGGAGCCCGAACCCATGGAACCGAACCAGCAGACTTTCCAGCACGGCACGACAACCACCCGAACCACGGCAGGGTACGAAATCCGCCGCCGCGGCCAGCTTGTCGGCCGCGTACATATCCGCACGACGGCCCGCGCCCGTTGGTCCGCCGACATTTTCGCCTACGACGGCTTCGCCTGGACGCTCGACCGACGCACGCCGCCGGCCACGCTCCTCAAGACTCGCGACGCCGTCCGCGACTACGTCACCGCCTACGACAAGCACGCCTACGTCGCTTCCGGCGACTGCCACAGATAACCCAGCCCGAACCCATAGCAAACCAGGAGCCCGAACCCATGACCGTTACAAAGACGATCGACCACGCCGATTACCCACGCCGGTGCCGCCGCATGAGCGACGCCGAGCTGCTGTTCACGATCGCCGACTGCCAGCAAACGCTCGCCGCCTGGCCAGACTCGCCGAACGCAGGCTACTACCAGGACGAAATACACTACGCGGCCGCCGAGCTGGCCCGCCGCGAGCGCGGCGGAAAGCGCCGCCCACCCAGCCGCTACCGGCTCGAGGAGACCGCCCGCCATGACGAGATGATCGCCGCGGCCATGGACCGGCCAGGACCGGTGCTCGCCGATGGACCGTGGCCCGACTACGAATGACGGCCAACTAGCCCGGCCGGACAACCCGGCCGGGCGCCGAACCCATAGACAACCCGGCCCGAACCCATGGACAACCGACCGACAACGCAGCCCGAACCCCGCCGGCTTGACCGCCGTGGCCGATCGGCAATAATTCACCCATGCCAAAGATCGACCCCGCCAATTACGTTTCAATTCAGACCGGCGCCCGCCTGGCCGGCATCAGCCGGCTCCACCTGCGCGAATGTATCAAGGCCGGCCGCATCCAGGGCATCGAGATCGACGGGTACTACTTCGCCCTGCGCAGCTCGTGCGAGAAGTTTGAGCGCGACCCCGTCGGCCGCGGCCGACCCCGAACCAGGCCGGCCGACGGCAGGTAGCCGGACAACCAACGGAAAACTTTTTGCCTCACCACTTGACCCCTATTTGACCGAACGATAATATAGGCCAGCGAGCACGACCGAACCCATAACCAACGGAGCCAGAGCCCATGACCATCCGAGACAGAATCGACGCGATGAAGGCCGCTTGTGACGCCCGGCCGGTTGCCACGCTTTACGACGCCCTGCGGCAGCTTGGCCCAGGCATCCCCGCCGAGGAGCACGCCCGCCTGGCCCGCGCGATGATGCTCGACAGCATCGAGCGCCGCTGCGGCGAGGCCGCCGTCGACGCCCTGCTTGCCGAACTGGCCTAGGAAACCTGCCCCGAACCCATAACCCAAGGAGCCCGAACCCATGACCACACCCCGCACGAAATCCGGCCTGCTCCCGATCGGTACGAAAGTATGCGGCAGCGATGGTTTCACTCTCCGCGTCGGCCAGGTCGCCGATCACACTATCGACAAGTGGGGCACATGGCACGTCGTGGCCGTGGCCGGAAAGTTTGAGAAGATCGGCCACATCGGCGACGCCGGCCAGCTCGGCATTGGCTGGAAGGTATGGACCGCACGCGACGGCCGACACGGCGACTCGAGCGGCCCCGCGTATACCGGCGACTGATCATCAACACCCAAGGAGCGCGAACCCATGGACAACATGACCGAACTGGCCAACCTGGCCGCCGGCGGCGGCCGATTCGTCCGCCTGGCCCGTGGCGAGAAACGGCCGCTGGGCGCCGCCTGGCAGACGAAATCCACGGCCGACGTGGAGCAGGTGCAGGCCTGGCTCGACGCCGGCAGTAACGTCGGCCTGCTGCTGGGCCAGGTTTCCGGCCTGGTGGACGTTGAATACGACGAGCCCGCCGGCCTCGAGCAACTGGCCGCCTACGGGATAACCGACCTGCGAACCCCAGCCTGGCGATCCGCCAGGGGCGAGCACAGACTATTTCGCTGGGCACCCTGGATGCCGCCGACGGCGGCGCTCAAGGTGGATGGTATCGAAATACGGATCGGCGGCCGTGCAGCACAATCCGTGCTTCCGCCGTCCAGGCATCCGGCCGGCAGCCGCTACGAATGGATCGTCCCGCCGTCGGAGTGCCCGGTGGCGGAGTTTCCCGCTCAACTTTTGGCGGGAGCCTACGCATGATCCGCGACGCCTTCCGTGCCATCCTCGCCGTGGCCGTGCTCGCCGCTTCCGCCGGCATCGTCATTGAGGCCCGGTTCCACCTGGCCGCGATCGACCTGGCACACAGGAACGCCACCGCCGGCCAGCAAACGGCCTGGCACGGCCATCCAATCGCCGCCCAGCCAGCCCAGCAAGAGCCAGGCCGCCTCCGCCAGCTCGGCCGGGCGGCATTGAACATGGCCGATGCAGCCTTGAACGTCGTCCGCTAGGTGGACGGGTTCGCGAGTCGTGCGGACAACCCGCGGAGAACCAGCCGCATGCTGGGCTCGGCGAACCAGACCCCGAGGCATACCTGGCAGACGGCGTCCACAGTGCCGCGCAGCATCATCGGCCAGAGCGGCCCGATCCCGTGCCGGGCCTCCCACTGCTCGCGAACCTGGGCACGCACCAGGGCCATCGCGTGCTCGATCGCCCGGTGATTCTTGCCGCCTTGCCGCTCAATCGCCTCCAGGTGCCGGTGGGGCCAGTGCCGCACGACCAGGCGGACCAGCTCGTCGAACCTGGTTCCACAAATCGCCGCGCGGCTGCCACAAGATTGGCGAAGGTGTGCCGTCAGCTGCTCGAGGGCGTCGCCCGCCATTCCGTCACCGTGGCGGGCAGCGGCCGTCGGGGCACGCGGGTTTTTTCTGGCACCGATCGCAGGTGCAGACGCACGGCTGCAGGATCCGGCCGTCCGGCTTCCAGTAGCCGTTGACGCAGGTGCGGCCGCAGACGCACTCGGCCGGGGCCGGCGGCACTGGGGCCGGCGGCGGAACCTCCAGGCTGGCACGGGCAGACGCTACCGCAGCGGCGGCCCGCGGGGCCTGGCGGTCGATCTCCGCCGGGTCGGCGGACCACGACGCCAGCAGAGCCACGATCCATTCAAATAGCGTCATTCACCACCCCTGGCCATGATCGACCATTTGGTATCCGTCCTCGCCAACCGGGCGAGCGTGAACGAGGTGCCGGTCGTTGTGCTGCGGAGGCTTCTCGGCCACCAGGGCAATCCACAGCAGGCCCTTTGCCGCCTTGGCGATCCACCGCAGGACGGGCCGATCGGCTTGCGGCGCGAACGGATTCGCCGACTGGCCACCAAACCACCACCCGATCGCCAGGCAGGCAACGGCCGCGAGCACTAACCTACGGTCTACGATCATCGAAATACCCCTCACAGGCCTAATGACAACACGGCAGGCACAGGATCAAACAACTCGTCCGGCTGCGGCGGCCGCATCTCTGGCGGCGCCGGCTGCATCCAGTTGCCGTTGTGAATATCCCGCCACTGGAATCCGTTTTTCACACTCCCGATCGCCCAGGCATCGCCCAGCATGCCCTCGACGACGCGCCGCCGCGCCCAGAACGATCCAGGCGGCATATCATCCGGCCACCGGTTGTCGTATGGTTGGCACCAGGCGGGGCCCCAACTATTCAAAATCAGGACGCAATCGTCCGGCGATCCGTTGGAACGGTAGCGAACCCCGATGGCCACCATCTGGTGATACCAGGTGCCAGAGGCCTCCATGATGCCCGACGGGCCGAGCTTTGAAGTGAATCCCTGCGAGCTGGCCAGCGTCACAGGGAACCCGGCCTCGAGGGCGGCCGCCAGCTCGTCCCAGGTGCGAACGGCTACGACGTGCTGGCATGGTGCCTTTCTGGCAATCTCCTCGAACTGCGGCCGCTGCTTTTCGCCGCCGGCACCGTAGGCACCCCACGTCCGCTCCAGGTCGCCACTGTAAACAGTCAGGTCGACGCCGAGATCGGCGAACTTCTGCCGGTAGATCACGCCCCAGGTTTTCAGCCACTTCGCGGCACCGAACCCGGTCGCCCCATCGGACCACCCAGCAAACGATCGGCCCATCGCCTGGCATCTGGCACCACCGTAGATGGCTTCCGTGCTTGGCATGAACGGCGGCTCGGCCGACTCGCCTAGCGACCATGCCACGCTTTCCTGGCAAAAAACGGCGTGCATGGCACCCCAGGCTACGCAGCTGCCATTGAGCTGCCGGCCAACCACGAACGGCTTTCCGTAGCGAGCCTGGTGGGCACGGTACATCGGCCGGTATAGGAACGTGTCGACGCCGCGGGCCTTGGCCATGCAATCGGCGCCGGCTTGGGCGAAAAACGGCTCGGCCAACTGGCCCAGAAACGCCCGCGCCCCGACTGGATCCGGCACATAGCCAAAATTGGCAGACTGCGGCTGCGTCCGCTTGGCCGAAACGGCGATCGTCACCGCCACGCCGAGGAGCAGGGCAGCCACGAGCAGTCGGGCAGGATGGCGGTCAGCGTGCTGCATCGTCGGCGGCCCTTGCAACCTCACGGTAGGCGGCGATCCAGGCGGCACGCTGGGCGGGCGCCAGCGGCCCGCCAGCCACCCCAGCGGCCTGGTCGAGATATTCGCGGATCGCTTCCTTGGCTCGAGGATGCTTGTCGCCGAGACTGACGCCGCGGCACAGGAGCAACCGGGCCCGCTGCCGCAGCTGATCCATCGCCTGGCCGGTTTTTAGGAGCGGCTCGGGCTGCATGCCGTCATACTCGAGCTCGGCAGCGACCTCGTACATGAGCGCCGCGGTGACTGCCGCATCGGTCGCGGCGTCGGGCCCGACGAACTTTCCACGCAAAACGAGCTTTGCGTCCGGCGGCAGCGGCGCCGGCGTCGGACTGTCAGGCTTTGCTGGCGAGTTGGCCCAGAGCAGGATGCCGGCGACCAGCAGGCAGCCCGCCGCCAGGTGCCGGGCGTCGAGCTTCGGCATCTCGGAGCCAGCAGAGAAGGCCGAAATGCGCTCGCGGAGATACGGGCCGGCGATGATGATGGCCGCGGCCACGATCAACACAAACGAAATCATCGGGTAGCCTCACGAACGACTGGCAGTAGAGATTCCACGGCCCCGGCGACGGCCATCAACACGAGCGACCGCACCGTTGAGCGAACGACAAGCCAGACAGGCCAGGCCATGACGGGAACGCACTTGTCCGCCACCGCATCGAACAGCAGGCCGACCGCCTCGACGACCCAGGCCTTCTTGAGCGCACCGTCGGCCGGGATCGTGTCCGCCGTGGCGATCACGATCCGCATCAGAGAAATGGTCAGCTCGCCAAACTCGGCGACCGAAATGCCGCCGGCCGCAGCCGATCCGGCAGTCGCGATGAACGCGTGTACCTTCTCGACAACAGTCGGTAGGCCGGACGCGGCGAACGCTGGAGCCTCGTGAATCATGTATCCACCGTGCTCCCAACGCCCACGACCAGCAGGTCAATCTCGACCGCACCGGCCGACGGATTCGCGATATAGACGACGTTGTTGACGTTACTTGCGACGGCCCATCCGTCCTGGTAGTCGGCAACTCGGTAATCGCCACCGCGGTTCACACGGGCCGAGTAACCGGTGGTGTCGCTCGGGCCGATGACGCCAACGAGGACGTACCGCGAGGCGGTCGTCGTGTTGACGATCAAGAAAAACTCTTTGAGCGTGTTGATGACGATTTTGCCACCGAACCCGAAGGCCGTGGCCCCAAGGTTCAGCAGGTCGATCGAGTAAGACTGCCCGGCTGCGATCGTCACGCGATTTCGCCAGGCTACGTTGGCCTGGCCGGCGCCCGTGCCATTGGAGATAGACCGCTGGGTGCGGATCTCGACGCTTTCCGCCAGACTGCCGAGAGTCGGGTCGTCGGAAAACGAGTAGGTGCAACGCGAGTTGCCGGTTACTGACAGCGAGGTCGCCATTAGCGGATCAAACCCTCCTGGTAGAGACGCTTTGCGGTCGCGACGTTGCAACCGAGCTGGTAGGCGAGCAGCTCCCAGAACGTCGTTTTGCTATCGCGGCTCGTGATCGAACCGATGCCGACTCCTCGCCGTGGCGTGTAGTGGACGTGCTCGCCAGATGGCGGTGCCAACGGCTCGCGGCCCTTGGCCGTGTGCCGGAAATGCACTTCCTCGGGGCTTGCGCGACGTATCACGACCAGGGCTCCTACCCTCCATTGTACGAATGTTCACTACGTTTCCGGCGCGCGGCGCCGCCCGATAAATAGGGCAGGGGATTAGCGGCCTCGAACCTCGGCCAAGGTCGCCGCATAGCCAGCCAGGTCTATGGGCGTATCGGGCGTCGGGGCCGGCCCGGCATCTCTGGCGATTTTGTCCAGGGCCATGATGATCGGCCAGTCGTCGATTGCGAACGGAGGCCTGCCGGCCTCGATCCGCCTGGCGATCTTTCTGCCAAACGCAGCGTTCATCAGGGCCACCGTAATGGCGAAGTGGTCGGCGGGCGGCCCGTAGGTCGCTCGCCGCTGCGCCACGGTCTCAATGGCCGTTCGCAGCATCTCCTCCGCAGGCGTCGGAAACCGGTCCCGCGGCCCGTCTGCGGCGAAGACTCTTGCCGGCTGCGGATCCTCGGCGGTATCGGCCTTTATCGCCGCGTGCAACTCACGGTGCCTGGCCTGCACGGTCGCCCACGCAGCTTCAATCGCCTCGGCCGGCATCGCATCGACGCACGCCGGCTCAATCGCCTCGTCGTCATCCTCGATAACCCGCTCTGGATCCACGAGCGGGCCGCGGGTGTCGATCGTCTGGCAGAGCGGCTCGCCCTCGCAGCATGCCGCCTCCGCGGCGTGAATCCGCGTCTCGACCGCCCCTCTTAGGGCGGCGTTGTGCTGCTCCAGTTCCGCGATTGTGCTCACGAGTCGCTTCCTTTCTTCTAGCAACCGAAACGCATCGGCAGCCAGCGACCCGCTGGTGCCCTGGTCCCATGTACCTTGGAATCGCCTGCATCTCCGCTCGACTGCCTCCAGGTAGTCGGCAGCCAGCGGCTCACGCATTTGCAGCCACCCTCCCGCGGAGATCGCCGTCGCAAAACAACGGGTAGGCCTTCGTGACCTCGTTTCGGCCATGGTCAATCACGACCAGGCCCTGGCATGGCCGCTCGTGCGAATTGGCCTTGATGAACACCGCATAGGCCGAGTGCCCGATCACGCTACCGTTGCTGACGTAGCGGCTTCCGCGGAGCCATCCCCAGGTGTGGTAGTGCCCGAAAATGGTCAGGTCGGCCCGGCGGCTCGCGTCCCACGCCGCGATGGCCTTGGATGCCGGCAGGGCCAGCCCGTAGACCCCGCCGGCATAGCGGATGCTGTGCCCGTGTGTCGTCCGCAGCACAAAACCGTCAAGGTCGAGATAGCCCAGGTGGCCGGTGGAGATTCGCCACTCCACGTTTTTGTTTCGCTCCTCGCGGGCGAGGGTGTGATACAGAAGCTGCTCCCACGAATGATCCAACTCCGTCGCAATCCGCAGCTTTTCGGTCGAGCGGCCATGATTGCCCGCGTTCGTGCAGACCATCACCTCGTCGGCCCTGGACGCGATCGCGTCTATGAGCCCCCGGAGCCGCTCGCCGATCCACCGTGTTGCGTTTGGCGGGGTGAGCTGCGTCACCTCGACGCAGTCCGGGTGGATATGCCCCGTGATGAAGTCGCCGCCCAGCCAGACAACGATCCGGCGAATGTCCGCCAGGGCCCGCTCGTGCTCGAGCATCGAAAACAGTCTCGACTCCAGCTCGGCCAGGCGACGCTCGCAGACCTCTAGCGAGTAGTCGTTTTCGCCGTTGACGGTAGCCGGGTCTACTCGCTCCTCGCAGTGGACGTCCGAGAGCATGAACACCACAGTCGCCGCATGCCGCCGCTTTGATGCCCTGGCCGGCCGCTTCGGGTGGACCGCGGCCAGGCCTTGAAGGCTTGCTAGGGCATCGGCCCGCTCCCGCTCGCGGTCGATCTGCGCGAGCGCCGCCTTGTAGCGGTTCTTGATCGTGGCAACCTCGGAACGCAAACGGGCCAGCTCCGCGTCAGCGGCAAGCTGCTGCTGCGATGCGACGGCATCGGCGACGGCCTCAACGGCACCGGTCACTCGCCTTTGAGCCATGCCTGGACTCCGTTTCGCCCGATGTTCGCGATGCCCCTCGAAGCCAGCACGCTTACGATCGCCAGCACGGCAGGCCGCTGGTGGCGGCCGAACTTGCCGGCCAGGTATGCCTCCTTGATCGCCTGCAGCGTCGGCTGGTGCTCGTCCGCGACGCGATCCTGCCATCGCCGCGGCCGGCCATCGGGGATCGCCGCCGCAATTTCCGCGATGATGTCGTTGGCTTTGGCCATCAGTCATCCTCGTGATCGTCGGCCTGGCGGAACCCTTCGGCATCCAAGATGGCGGCCGCCGTGCTGGCGACTTCCTCGACCGTGGATTCGCTCAAGTCTGGAAACCTGGCGTGGAGTAGCTCGTGGAGGAGAACGTCCATCAGCGCCAACCCGTGCATGGAGCGATGAACTCGGATCGTGCGTTTACCCCAGTCGCAATCGCCCTCACGGTCCCGCGGGTAGTCGACGCGGCGGATCGACCAGCGGCGGTCGCCGATATACACCCGCGTCGGCTTGCGTCGCCTGGGGCTCATGGATTTGGTTGTGTCCCATTCTGCGCCGGCGTCAAGTCGGAATCCGTGCTAGCACCGATGCCCAGCCGCCGGCCGGCGGCGTTCATCCACTCGCGGCGCTCATGGCATGCGCAGTCCTCGATGCCAGCGGCGGCCGCCAGCCGGGCCACCCTGGCCTCCGTAATGCCGATGGCTGACAGGGCCATCGCGGCCACGTCCCCAAGGCCAGGCGTGCAGCGGCGTTTGGGGTACGGTGGATCGCGCCGCGTTAGGCAGTTTTGACAAATGCCGTTTTCAAAAACGCACCACATTATCGCAACGTAAACGTGGCAATACCGCACTCGTCACCGAGCCCTTCACTACTAGAAATATCGCGAATGAATGAAGACGACCCAAGAGTCTTCCCGCTCCACGGATTGCATCTAGCAGTAAGGCCAGATTGCGTCGGAAACTCTGCCATAATCCATCCCCAAGCCATTCGCTTTTGCCGTATTCCGCCAATAGGAAGCGACACAGGCTCGCCGCGCAGTATTTTGTTTGGTACACGAATATCGCCACTTGTATAAAGCCGGTACCGGCCACCAGGAACCCTGGCCGGCACACTGAATAGAGGTTGCTTTAGCGTTTGCACCCGGCCGCAGAACGTGAGGAATACGTCAAACTGATCCCTATCGAGATCAGAGCCGCATGGGTCAATAGGCCAGTTTACGGTTAGCTGGCACGACAACTCATACTGCGTTTCACCGTCGTAGTCTTGAAACCAAAACTGGTTATCTGCTAGCTGACTCCCGTTAGGTGCTAAAGCGCCAAGCGTATATTTGCCGGCTTGGTACAGTTCTCCATCAAACTCTACGTCAAGCTCCGAAAAACACTGTCCCGGTGCTGCGTGCGTAACGCGGCAGTTCTTTGTCCACCTGCGGCAGTTTGTTCGCACCGAGGCGGAGATGGCTGCCGCAGCATCTTGTGCGTTTGTCTCGCACGGACTAATGCCGGGAGCCCCGGTTTCATTGAACTCCATAGGGACGTGCCCCACGGTCACGGCGATATTTGAGGATTCTCCAACACGAACTCCGATATATTCGACATTCCGAGAACTTTCTGTCGGTGCAAATGTATGCCTTGATGGCAATTTCGCGAGTGGTGCGTAACTCAGTTGCGGACGAACGGCACTTTGCCCGACTTGGTCGTATTTCTCCATGTCGGTGTCGGCAAAATCCATGGGGCTAAGACTCTCGAATCCAGTTTTCACAACGCCCGGCATGGGGTTCATCAAGCACTCAACAGAAATCTCGCCAGAGCATCCGACTACAAACCGGAATGTCGGTTTCCCAACAACCCTGCGTTGCGGCACTACATTTTCCATCCCCAAGTAGGACATCTGAAAAGGGATTTGTATGTAGTCTGGCACTGCCCAGTGCGTACCTCGCGACGGGAACGCAGCAAACTGCACGGTCTGCTGCGGCCCTCCGCCATTAGCGAGCAGCTCTGCGTAAATAAAAACCTCGCGCACAAATCTGCTTTGTGCCGACTCCTGCTGCATAAGGTGAGTCTTTAGGGGCGTAGGGTAGTCTGCGCCGGTCGGATCCCACGATTGCCCGAACTCCAGCCGCACGCGGACAGTGCAGGCAGGCTCCAGCCCTTGCTCGTCGCATCCAATAAGCAGGTCTATCGTGACTGGACCCGAGGACCAAGACATGTCAATCGAGACGTCAAAAACGTGGCGAGGATTGTCGAATGGACCGCGAACTAAAAGCGTCCCAGGTGACACCCGCAGCGCCCTGTTGGTGGCAAGGCCTGGCCAATCGCCCTGCGGCTCGCCTGGCGGCTTGATTGGCAAAATGCGTTTCCATTGGTCGGCGCGTTGCTTTCTTGTGAATTGGCCCATCGCAGACTCGATCGTCGCCGCCGCGGCCCTTGCTGACTGATCCTTCAGCCAATCGTAAGACAACCCAAGCTCGGCTAAGGCTGCGTCTCTAGTCGAAGGCCACATCCCGCCTATCTGGGCAAACGTAAGCTCGTTCTGGATCGCTCCAGACTTGAGCCTCCAGACACAACTTGTGTCGTATGATTCGAGGTCGAGCGGCAGCCGGTCGTCATGTACGTCTGCCGCCAGCTCCACTGGTATACGAGGCGGCGAGAGGGATCCGTCAGGAAATCTCACCACCGGCACGGAGTAGCGGCACCGCCCAAAACACCCGCCACAACAACGGCACTTATGGCCACGCGAAGGAGCCATTTACATGCACCCCACTGCCCAGCGGACTTCGTCGGTGCCTCCATCTACCCACAGCAGCTGCACAAGTCCGCACTTTGCCGTGACGAGCTTTGTGTGATCCATGTTGTTGACTGTCGCGTAGCGATGCGATGAACTCGCATACTGCACTTTGCAGGCAAACACACCGCCAACAGCGGCCATCCCAATTTTTGTGGCGCTGATCGGTTCCAGGCAGACAACGAATCGGTCTGCGTGATCGGACGTGTTTGGCTTTACGCCGGCGAGCGCAGGACGCCTAGCGAACTCTCGGGCGTGCGACTCGCTCTGTCGCGGATTTACGACGACGTCACTGATTCCGAGAACGCCAAACTGCGGCACGTCGACGCCGGCGTCGTTTCGGATCCAGACCGTATTCTGCGCCGGCTGCAGGGATCCCAGCTCTCCGCCAGTGCGACCGGAGGCCTTCACCAAGTCGAGCATCCTATTCCACGCCACGGCAGGCACAACCAGCCGCTCGCCTGGATTTACCTTCTGGTAAGGATCTTTCACGGCTTGAACTTTGGTGTCTTTGGTGGATAGATCGCCGGGAACGTGTTTCCAATCTGTAACCGCGCAAAATCTTTCGCTCGATAAACCGTGTTGATAATCACAAACTTGGGTTTTCTGAAAATTGTCGACGAAGACGCAGCCGTCTCGTACATCACGCTCATTTGTTCCCAGCCCATCTTGCCATTTACGTCGACCCCTCCAACCTTGAAGTTGGAGCGATTCGGTCTCGCGGCGAATGAAAACGTGATGGCCGCCGCTGCTGCGCCGCGCGTTATGTCGCCACGGGCACCCATGAACAGCACCTCGCCTGGCTCAAACACTCGCCATTTGTCATGGTTATTCGTGCCAGTCAGTTCGTAGAGCGTGGCGATATACGAATTGACCAGGTACGAAGCCGGGAAAACCCAGGTTTCCGAAAAATTGAACTGCGGAACGACAATGTCGATCCCCTTGACCTGGTCGCCCTCGACGTTGATGGCGCCTTCGAGGTCTGGGAGCGCGCTGGCATCGCCAGTCACCTTGTAGCGAGCCTGGCCGCTTTGGCCGGTTTGCGAGCCTTTGACCCCCAGCTCGTCGGGCATATCCCACGTCGCAAACGACTGTGTGATGTGCTCTGTGCCACCGGTGGTGTCGAACGAAATAGTGTTTGCGACTGGCTCCTTCGTATCGTCGCCCGTTTCTTCCTTTTCCGGTATCAGCGTGCCGTAAGTCGCGGCGATCTCGTACCACTTGCTGCCGATGCTGCGAACGTCGAGACGATTGCGGCGGTGCCCGAACATCTCGAGCGGCGCCAGCTCAATGCCTTTGGTTTCGGCGGCCGTGTAGTCGGCCATGTTTGGCACGAGCCATTTCAGATTCACTTCGCGCTGCAGCGTGCCGTCGTCTTGCGTCGACAGCCCGCCGCTAGCGGAATCAAGCGTCTCAATTTTGCTCGGGTATGCCACGCTATGCTCCTACGCGAACGCTACTCCGCCATCGCGAACGCTGCGGGCGATCTGCTCCAGCAACTGCACCTGCCGCTCGGATGCCATGGCGGTCTGCTCGGCGGCTGAAAGCATGCTCTTGTCGTCGGACGCCAGCGGCGTCGCCGTTGCATCGCCGATAGCTGCAATCGCCTGCTGCATGCCGGCTGGGTCAATCGTCTGGATTCCGCCCTTTCCGAAGTCGACCATGTTGATAAGGTCGTCAATTCCGTCGGCCGCGCGCTTGGTGTTGTCCGCCGTTTGCTGGACGGCGTCGATTTGCGGGCCGATGCCGATTTGCTCGGCAATGCCGGCGGAGAACGTCGAGAGAACCGCACCGAAAGCCGCCGCCGCCGGGGCCTGCGGGCCATCAAAACCAGGCTCCCGCCTATCCGAACGCTTGGCGGAAGTTTTCTCGTCGGCAGGCTTTTTCTTGGGGGCCCGCGCGGCCTCAAGCTGGGCCCGCAGCCCTTCGATCGTGGCGTCGTAAAACTCGTTCCGTGCGTTGTCCGCTGCCTGCCGCTCGTCGGCCGCGGCTTGCCGCGACGCCGTCCGCTCCGCCGATCGCGAATCAGCGTCCCCGCCACGGGCCCGCTGCCGCTCCAGCTCAGTATCCACCTCGGCAAGTGCCGCCCGCAGTCCAGAGACCGCGAACTTCCAGTCAAAGGCGGCACGGAAGTAGAGGCCGAGCTTCTCAAACCCTGCCTGCAGGGCGAGTATGTCGGAACCAAACACTCCCATAAGCCGGTCCAGGCCTTCAATCAGCGAGTCGGCAAGGTAGGCGCCAGTGGCCGCCGCCGTGTTGGTCAGGAACGCGAAGAAGTCGTGCGCCGCCTTGGTGGCCTGCGTCAATGCGATTGACAGGTTGATGGTGAGGAGTTGCCAGGCGCGGCTGAAATCCAGTTCAGCCAGGGCCGCCATGATGCCGTCCATTTCCTTGCGGAAAGCCGGCGACAGCTGCCTTGCGACGACGACAGCGGTCGCCACGCCACCAACCAGGGCAGCCACAACCAGGCCAATCGGCGAGAGCACCGCAGTCAAGACGGCCCCAATGACGCCAATGGCGGCGGCGAGCACCTTGCACGCGATCCCGGCCACGATGGCCGTCGTGCCCAGCAGAAACACCGCGGCCGTGACGCCGGCTACAACCTTTGCAGCCAGCGGGAACTTCTCGATAAGCATGCCGAGCACGTCCAGTATCCAGGTCAGGCCGGAAACCACTTGTCCAGCCGAGTCGCCAAGAGCCTTGGCGAACGACACCGACAGTCGCTGCACGGCCGCGCCGATCTTCTCAAACGCTCCGCTCAATCCGCTCATCAAAATCTGAAACTTCGCGGCGACCGGCAGGTTGGACTCCATCGCATCGGCCATCGTTTCAAACCCTGCGGTGCCGACCTGCAGGAACGCACCGATCACGCGTATTCCGCGGTCGCCGAAAACCCTGCCAAGAATGTCGTCGCGAGTCTGCTGGTCGACTCCCTGGAGGGCCTTTTCCAGAACCTCGACGATTTGCACGAGCGGTAGCAGCTTCCCGTCGGCGTCGCGGAAGTCGCTCATGGACAGCCCGACCTGGGCAAGAGCGTCCGCCGCCTCTTTGCTGGGCGACGTCAGTCGCACCAGCATGGTCTTGATGCCCGTGCCGGCTTCCTCGCCGCGGATTCCGTATCGGGCCAGGATCGCCAGGCCTTGCGAAATATCGAATAGCGACTGGTTGAAAAGGGCGCCGGCAGAGCCGACCAGTGCGAACGATTCCACCATCGCGGCGATCGACGTTTCGGACGCGTCTGCTGCCGCCGAAAGGGTATCCACGGCCTCCGTTGCAGAGACCCCGAAACTGTTCATGGCGACTTTCATGAACACGGCCGCGTCGGCCATCTCGACGCCCGAAACGCGGGCGAACTGCACCGCGGCCTCCGCGGCCCCGCCAATCACGTCCTTGAACTCCATGCCGGCCTTCGCCAGCTCGAGCATCGCGTTGGCGATCTTCGCCGGGGCAATTCCCATGCTGCGCGAAAGCCGCATGGCCTCGTCGTCGAGCTGCTTTACCTGGTCTTCGGTGAGGCCGGCAGCCGCCCGCATGCCGAGCAGGGCATCCTCGTAGGTCGCTGCACTCCTGGCCGCCAGAATGAGCGGCAGGCCCACGGCCGTGCCGCCGAGGGCCAGTTTTGTGCCGAACTGCTGCATCGCGGCACCGACAGCCTTGAGCTTCGCCTGGACGCGGCTCATGGCCTGCTGGAACGCGCCGTCCTTGGCGAACACCTCGACGAACGCGCCGCCAGCCCGAACTGCTCCAGCGCTTGACATAACTCACCTCACCCCTCGCCAAACAGCTCGTTGAAGATTTCTGGCGTGACTAGCTGCGGTTTCGGCTGCTCGTGGAACGGGTGAAACTCGTGCGGGTGATACGGTTTGATGCGTTTCTTCGGGTCGCGGTGAATCGAATACTGCTGGGCAATCAAGCTGCTGGTGTGGTTCCACGCCTCTTTTTGCCTGGCTTTGACTGCCCAGAGGAGTTGTCGGAGCGTCCAGTCTCCGGGGCTGACTCCGATGATTCCGCATAGCTCGAAGCAGAACCGATAGATGTCAGGTAGCTCTCGAGCGCCGCGTCCATCTCCCTCCCCAGGCTGCCGATCCTGGCCTGCATCGTCTCCGTTATCCGGCGTTCCGCTTCGCGGCCCTTCTGCAGTGCCATCTCCAGCGCCGGCCTCACTTCTTTCCGGCAAAAAAAAATCGTTTCCTCGATCAAGGCCTCGGAGGCTGCATGGAGGACGTCGGCGTTGAATCCCTCGGTGAACTGGTCCGGCGTCAGGCCGCGTGAGTCGACCTGCTCCTGGCACATGAGGTAGAGCACCTGGCCGAGAGTGAACGGATCGCCCAGCCTGCGGAGGCACTGCTGCGTCGTCGGCAGGTCGAGCATGTCGACGCCGGTCGCGGTCTTGATTCGCAAGAACGCCGGCAGCGTGCCCTTGACGTTCCACAGCCGGCCTTCTGTATCTGTAAACGTCTTCATTTCCCGTGCATCCACTGCTTCAGTGTGAACGTCGCCAGGACTGCACCGTCGAGCGGCTCGTCCATGGTGGATTCCGCGACCATGAAGTCTGCGGAAACGTCGCGCATGCCATTGGTAGTTGTGACAGTGACCACCGTCCCGTCAACCTCTGCGGCACGCAGTTTTTCCACGTCCGCCGGCTTGACGACCGTCACGCTCAACTCGAGCGTGCGATGCGTGACGATCGTCGACTCGGCGGAGTGCCCGTACCCAGTGGCGTCGATCTCGCGCGTGCGGCGCTGCACCGAGACGTCACGGACGCCGGACAATATCACCCCATCAAGGGCGAACGTGCAGTTGCGCCCAAGGCGATACTTGTCGGTGGCACTGGGCACGGGCTACTCCGTTCACGCGCCGGTCGTGGACGGTGTCTTCCGCAGGCTGATCGTCCACTCAATGGCCCCGTCCAGCTCCTGGGGCTCCGAAATGCTCATGACCTGGAAGGTGCCGCTGGGCTGCGCTGGGCCGGACGGCGAGATCGTCATCGTCACGCTACCGGTCGATCCAACCGTCGCCGAATGATCCAGGCAGACGACCTCGATCGTCGTGTTGGACCGCACGAACGCGAACTCCTGCTCGCTGTCCGAGCCGCGCGTCGTGACGTCCGCCTCGGCCGCCGTCTCGCGGTTCACCGTGACGCTCTTGACGTCCTTGTTGGCGATCGAACTGCCAAACGTGAAGCTCGCGTTTTTCCCCAGGTAATACTTGTGCGACTGCGGCATGAGTGCCAATGCTCCTTTGCGTGCGGCGGGAATCGCCTACCTGTACGTCAGTATACCTAATTGTCAGCCCCGCCGGCCGATCGAAACTCCGCGGCCGGCCTGCGAAACACGGAATTGCCCCTGGAAAATCTTGGCCAGCGTGCCGCTACTCACGGCCCACTGCATCGCCGGGAACATGTACGGCCGCTCCGGGTATTGAACCGACTGCGGCGTGCCGATCGGGCCCGTCCACTTCGCCCGGTTTCGCGGCACCTGCCCCTGGCCGAGCCGCCAGATGATCGGATTCATGTTGCCCTTGTATTGCGGAATGTATGCCCAGGTGGTGAGGACTTGGCTCCCTCCGAACTCGTGCAGGTATGGCAACATCTTGCCCTTCTTCGACGGCCCCACGACTGCCGAATGGCTCGACGGATCGTAGAAGTTCCAAAGATTGCGGCGGAAGCCGAGCATATGCCCGTATGGAACGTGCGTATGCGGCGGCGTGCCTGGTGCGGACGGCGGCCGCGTCTTGATTTCTCTGACGCGTTGCAGGATCGCCTTCTTGGTGTGCTTGCGGAGGCCTGGCAACCGATACAGCTCGCGGAGGTTGAGGCCAGGATTCGCCAGGGCTACCTTCAGCTTCGGCTTTGCCATGCCCATCTTCTTGATCGACCGTTTCGCGCGATCCTTGATCCGCAGCGAGCCTTTCGTCAGACACCGATACTCCATATCGGAGAGTGCGTTTTTCACCGCGGCACGGTCGAAGAAATTGCTCGTCACGGCGTGCATATGCACGCCGGGGATACGGATGCCGCCACCCATGCCTGGGATTAGCCTGCCCGTCGGAAACATCACCATGGTCAGGCCTCTTGTGCGGTGACGTGATCTCTGGGCACGCGATAGGTGACGTTGATCTGTCCGAGGAAAACCCGGCGATCCATCAGCGCGTCGCGGTCAAACGTCGTCGCCATCGCGGCGCCGAAATACCGTGCGTTTTCTGGCATCCCAGGCGTCACAAGCAGGTCGGAGCGGATCGCGTCGACAATCTCCTCGCAGAGCCGCATTAGGGCGTCGGCCGCCGCGTCAGTGCCGTCGACGTGGCGGGCCAGGACGATCATCACCTCGTGGGTGAATAGATCCTGCCCACGGGACGACCTTTCCGTTTCAACCGTTCCTGGCACCACGCTGACCACAAGGGAACGCAAGTCCTGCCCCTCTGGGTCGGCGAAATACCGCCGCCTGGCATCTATCGCCGAGTAAGGTGCCGAAAAGACGTGGCCAGACAGCCCGGCGGCCAGGGCGTCGGATATTTCGATAGCGATGGCATCGGGCATGACTATGCGGCCTTCGGGCCGTCCTCCTTGGCCTCTGTCTCTAGTAGAGCGAGATTGCCGGCCAGCCTCGGGTCGGCAGGGTCGCGCTTGAACGCTTCGCGAGCGTGCTGCAGGGCCTCCCGGTCGAGCCCCAGCCTGGACGCCGCGACGCATGCCAAGTCTGGAGCCCGTGGCCCGTAGGCCCGCGGATCGCTCGCGTGCGTCTGGTTGTTGGTATGGCAAAACGCCGCATGCCTGGCGTAGTAGAGCGCCGAGACCCAGTCGCCCATCGCCTCGGCCATCTCGGCGAACGCCAGAAAGGCCTCTGGCTCGCGGGGCGAAGCCTGGATCGCCTCGAGGAGTCTGGGCTTGCAGCGGTCTGGCTGCAGCCTGGCGAGCACCCGGCACGCGTATGCTCGTTCCGTGGCGGCGCCGCCCGGCATGGCCAGGTACCGCTCGAACGCCGCGGCGGCCTCATGGTCGCCGGCATAGTCCAGCTCGCGGGCGAGGTACCAGTGCATCCGCACGTCGAGCGGGTTTTCCCGCACCGCCTGGCGGAGCAGCGTTAGGTCAGATTTGTGCGTCTTGCCTGGCTGCCGATGGTGGCGAATGACGAGGTTGTCGGCCTGCGATTGCAGCTCGTCGCCGGACCAGCACGACAGCCCCTCGTGGGTCGCCCCCACCCAGCGATACCCTGCCCGCCGGTGGATGCGGTCGGACAGGAATCGCACGTCATGCGACCACTGATACCAATACCGCAGTTTCGTCGTCCCTGGCGTCCAGGCAGACTCCAGGGCCTCCCGCCAACCCGGATCGAGGACTTCGTCTAAGTCGAGCCGGATAGCCACGTCCACGTCGGCCGGCAGGTGGTAGAGCGAAAGGTTGTGGGCGTCGTCCCATCGCCACGGCACCGGAGCACCATGAGCCACCGCCACGCCGGCGGCGGCCAGCAGCTGGACCGTCTCGTCAGTCGAGCCGGTATCGGTGACGACCCGCACGTCCGCCTCGCGGCAGGACGACTCCCAAGCCGGCACGTTCGCCGACTCGTTCTTCGCCAGGGCGTAGATGCCGATTTTCATGTGAGGATCGCCACCCGGCGTAGCCCATCGTTGATGAACTCGACGTTGCGGTTCGCCTCCCTGGCAAACACTTCCACGGCCCTGGCAACTTCCTGGTTGCAGCAATCGTCGGCCAGGATGGCCCGGCAGTGTGCCACGAGCCGCAGGTCAGCCAGGGCCCCGGCGAAACTGTGATCGCCGTCGACGTGGGCGAAGCACGCTGGCGGAAGGCTTTTGATCGCGTGCGAATCGACGACCACCAGGTCGGCCTCAATCTGATGCCGGTTGATAAGGGATTTCGCGTGCGCGAGGCAGTCCAGGGAATCCTCGTCCATGCAGCCGTCGATGCAGAGGAAAGATGCCCGCGGGGCCACGGCGGCGAACACCAGGAGCGAATAGCCGCAGCGGGTGCCAATCTCCAGCACGCGGCGCGGCTTATACCGCTCGCATATCGCGGCCTTCATCGCGTAGTGAGCCACCACCTTGGAATCGCAGAAAAACCAGTCGTTTTCCCGCCAGTTGGATTCCAGCAGTTCCTTGACTCGATCGTAGGTTCCAGCCGAGATCGTCATGGTTTCACCAGCAGGTTGACGACCTCGGGCACCGTCATTTCCACTAGCCAGGCCTCGGCGTCGCGGACCCCGAACGATGCGACCAGGCGATCGCCCTTCCTCGCCAGGCCGGCGGCAAACTCGATGCTACGCGTCTCAAGAAACGCGAACGGCATCGAAATACCTGCGACTTCCCATCCGGCGAACTCGTTGAACATCACGAACCGATGCTCGTAGATCCGCCTTCCATCGTCCTCGGCGACCTCGTGGACGACCGCCAGCCATCGCCCGTTGTCCATCGGCACGAGCTGCGATCCGCCACGGAAGCCGGATGCGACGTGCGGGGCATGGGAGTGCGTCTCGACGAGCCAGTCACCGGCATCCTCCCGCACCGTCGACACCAGGCCGTTATTCGAGCAGGCGTATAGCCACTGCCTGCGACCAAGAATCGGCATCCAGTTTTTTTCGTGCTTTCCCGGCGGCGTTGGCAGGCACGTCACGACGCCACGCTCGCCTGACGTGGCGATTCGGCAGGTGCCGTCCAATGGCTCGAAGTTGCGAACCGTTGCCGACAGCAGTATGGAACCGTCGACGACGTTGAGACGAACGTCCTCGAGCCCGTCCACCGGAAATCCAGTCCTTGGGTATTCATGCACCAATAGCTGGCACGAAACCTGGCGGTAGTCGTCTGCGAGCGATGCAAGAAGGTTGTCGGTACGGATGACGTCTCCATCTTCCGGCGGTATCTCGTACCTGCCGCCGACGATGCGGTAGTTGCTAGACCGCACGTTCACCGTCCATCCGCCTGGCACGCTAATCACGGACGGATTGAACAACGACCAGCCAGGGCGCGTCTCGGGCGACAGCCGGACAAATCGCGTGCTCACCAGCTCGTCGAGGCGGTGCGTGTACCAGGTGCGGTTGCGTCTCACGAGCGATTCCATTCCAGCAGGGAGCTGCTGGCTCAAGAGCCGTTCGCACGCCCGCCGGCCCGCATCCAGCTCGCCGCAGTGCCAGGCATGGGCCGCGACAGACTGTAGGTGCTTTATGAGCATGGGTACATTCGTACACCATCCTGCGCAGGCGGCAACCCAGGTTTTCCCGCGGCTAATGCGGGTCTTCTGGCATGAGGGCGAGGGCTTCGTCCAACGGGATCACGTCGACGTTGTCGAGGAGCACGTCCTGGTCGGCTGCCTCCCACATGGCCGCCAGGAGCCCATCCGGGCCGATCTCGGTCAGAATGTCGGCGCAGAGCATCCAGCGGCCGTCGACCATGCGAGTTGGGGCTGGCACACAGTTTGGCGTGCCGTACTGACGATGCACGTCCGCCAGGCGTGCAGCCAGGGCGGACGAGAACACTAAGGCGTAGCCCCTGGCGTCCTCGAGCGGTGGCGGCATCGGGAAGTCGCGGAGCTTCATTTGCGTGCCAGGGAGCGCATAAGGGAATCCCAGATCGCCGCATAGGTGCCAGCCTGCTGGGCATTTAGGTGGCCACCTATGGAATATCCGCCGATGCGAGCATTAGTGTGCTGCGTAAATGATCCGGTCGATAGCTGCAAAGCAAATATCGCCAATCCGGTACTCACCAGTCCCGGTTGGTTTCCTACCCCGGCAATACCGTTGAACGTGCCGTTCCTATAGATCGCCGAAGTTCCGTTCACGTTTGATCCTGGCGAACTGCCCAGCACAAAATCGCCGTTGGTGTGTATGCCGCTAGTGCCGCCGCCGGCTCCCTGTCCGTCTGCCGTGGTGCGAAGGTTCTCCATTCTGTATGTGGTTGTCGGACTATCGCATTGAAGCGACAGGGTTCCGTCGTGCGCTACGGACCCGGCGGCTGCAACATAAGAACGAAACGCGATCGTGCTAAGAGAGAAGACATAAGCACCAAGGTGCCTGCTGGTGCTAAAGTTTAGTGGCACGCCTGTTAGCAATCGTTTGTTTGATCCGTTGCCAAGCAGTCCTGATTGTGGAACGTAGTCGCTCGAGAGAAAGTTGTCGTTTGTATCGGCTGCGTTTCCCGTGACGGTGCCGAACGGAGTTGTCGACCGGTACAGCGGCACGAGGGCCGCCAAGATTGAACCACCGCACATGGGATTCACTCTCCACAGCAGGGACCGCAAACCGCAGGCGTCAATTCGGTCACAGAAAGTGCTTACCGCCGACACTACGGCGAGACTGGCGTCGCCTCCGTTTGCACGGACTCGCGAAAGCCAATCCAGGGCCTCCGGGTGCAGCGGTATGCCAGGCATCGGAACGGGGGTTGTGGCCCCGGCCAATCCGTAAGGGGTCGGAACCGGCGACCGCACATGCGCGACGATGCCTGCGTTCACAAGTCTGCGCCCAGGGCCGTGACGGTGCCGGCGTTGACCGTATGCACGGTCGCCCGCAGCGACCAAGACGACGACGGCAGAATGAGGTTCGAGTAGGTCGTAGCGACTCGCGTTTGCTTGACTGACTGCGACCCCGTGGCGGCAGCGATCGCGACCTCGTCGAACAGGTAGTAGGTCGATCCGTCGTGCAGCCAGAGGCGGACCATGGTCGCTGACGAAACGGTGGCCGTCATTTGCACGACGACCTCCGCGATTCTGGTACCGGCGGCAACGCCGGTCATGACGGTCACGACGTTCGTCGGCGAGGTGTAGGACGTGTCGGCCGAGCCCGAAAGGGCGACCGATCCAATGCGTGGCGTCGTGGCAAATGCAGGTGAGGTAGCCATTAGCGAAAGGTGCTCCAGAGGTACAGATTGAGGGCTGATTCAGTGTTCACGGGCAGCACGCCCGTCGGCCCCGTCAGGCCGGTCGGGCCAGTGCTCCCGGTCGGCCCGGTCGGGCCAGTGACGGTGCTGGCGGCACCGACAGAGCCGGTCGGGCCAGTGACCGTGCTTGCCGCGCCAGTTGGGCCAGTCGGGCCAGTGACGGCCAGCAAGTCGATGGTGGGGGCACCCCACACGCCGCCGCTTTTGGGGCCATAGAAATCCGTGCCGGCCGTGTCGATATACCAGTCGCCGTCCTGGCCGTAGGCTGACAGCGGGGCACCAGAGCCGGCCAGGAGCGTCGCCCCGCGGGTGCCTGTCGCGCCCGTCGGGCCAGAAGGGCCGGTCTGCCCAACGGATCCGGTCGGGCCGGCCACCGTGCTGGCTGCCCCAGTTGGTCCGGTCGGGCCTGGCGTCGTCGATTGCGCGCCGGTCGGACCCTGCGGGCCGCTTTGGAGCTGGATGCCAGGGCCCCACGAGCCTGACGCCTTTGGACCGTAGAGAACCCCCGAGTTGACGTCGAGCCAGAAGTCGCCGCTATTGCCGAAAGAGCCAGTCGGCCCGCTCGAGCCGGAATAGAACTTCGCACCGTCGACGCCTGGGGCACCGGTCGGCCCGGTCGTGCCGTTGCCTGGCGTCCAGGCCGTGCCGTTCCAGAACAGTCCGGCCCCGTTGGCGGGGGCGGTCGACGAAATGGCACGGCCCTGCAGTTGCGTGGCGTTGCCAGAGGACGGCGTTGAGATGCTGAAAAATGGCATTGGTTATGACAGGAAGGGGAGTACCCGCCAGTCGGCCCCGTCGAACACGACAATCGCTTTTGAGGTTGATTGCACCGAGCCGAGTGTCGTCACGACTGTGGAGTCTGGTAGGGCGACCGTCAGGTCGTATCCTGCCAGCTCTGTCTCGGCGATGACGAAGTCGAGGCCGGCCGACATGCCGGTCGGAAGCTCAACTGTTCGGTGGTCTCCGTCGCAGGACAGGAACTGGTAACGCTCGCTGCTGCTGGTCAGCACAAGCGTGGAAGAAAGCGTCTCGACGTTGACGTCGCTTCTGAACGCAGGCCCAGTTGGCCCAGTGACGCCGGTCGGCCCGCCAGAAGGCCCGGTCGGTCCCTGCGGCCCGGTGGGGCCAGGGACGTCCGAAACGCCCGTCGGGCCAGTCACCGTGCTGGCCGGACCAGTATTCCCGCGTGGACCGGTGGCCCCAGTCGGGCCGGTGACGACAGACTGGGGTCCGGTGGCCCCTGCCGGGCCCGTGCGGCCAGTCGGGCCGGTGACGACAGACTGCGGTCCCGTCGGTCCAGTGACGCCGGTGGCTCCGATCACGCCCGTCGGTCCAGTCGGGCCACCCTGGATCGAAATACCCGCCGGCCA